AAGTTAGTATCTTGTAAACGGATTTCCCAAATCAGTATCTGATTTCATATTATTACTTACAATCATGTGTACATGATACGGATGTGTTTTTTGACCAAGTTGATTTATTGGATGTAACTTTGCTGCAGCTTTACACGCTCTAACATGTGCGTCATCATGAAGAGGATTTTCATCTTTTGCTCTGGCATTCAAATATGCACGAGTTACATTAGTATAATGTTCTTTTTTACCTATTTCTTCTTTTTTATCCGATTCAATTTTGTCTTTGTGTGCTTGTAGTGTTTTGGCACTGTATATCTCAATAGATTCATGACCTTTTTGTTTTGCTTTCTTATGCGCTAGTTCTCTAGCATGATCTTCACTTTTAGCCTTTACTTGGACTTCATGCTCATCGGGTATTGCACGACCGTGACCATATCTTACTACATATGCTTGATGTGCTTCGTTGATCTGCGCCAAACGAAGTCTGAATTGAATTGATGTATTATCGTCCATAGTATCTCTCTCTAGATGATTTTATGTACTATTTATTCTTCCTCATCGCTCCAAGAATCATCTTCCTCTTCGTCATCATCAAAGTCATACATGTGACCGCAGAATGGGCAATAACAATCCTTGCCCGTTACTGCGTCTTCATCATACTCTATCGTGTATTCAGAGTCACACGATACACACATTAGAGTTCTCTCTGTCATATGACCTCGCATCCCCCAGAAGCCGCCGAACACGCCAACTCCTGTGTACCAGTCGTTGTATCACGCTTTTCATAATCTGACAGCTTTGACCAATCAACATTCTTAGGCATTCTTAGAAGCATGGCTTCATACTCTTCCTTGGTGCAATCCTGATAAGGTGCCTGCTTGTAAACATGATCAGAAAATGGCAAGAACGATACACCAGACATCTCATCAAAATGCTCATATACCCATGCACCAACTTCCATCCACTCATCTTCCTTGACCGAGATGGTGACAGATGGCTTATGCTCGCAGAAATGTCTCTGATACTCCAGCCAAAGTTCAAGCTGCTCAATCGCAGTCATGTCCTTGCGAAATACTGCATTCTCTGGTGTCTTCATTGGAAATGCAAAGACATATGTGTGTTCTGGCTTCATCACATCGTCTTCAACAGGAAAGCCAGCATCAACCATCATCTTGGCCAATGGATCTTTCTTGTCAGCACGAACCGTGCGAATATAATATGGTGCATGTCTCGCATGAATACCAGATGCGGAATCAACCAACTGCGATACTGTGCCAGATGGCTTCACGCATGTAATCGCAGCCGAACGAGGAATGCCAAGTTTCTTGGCCCATTCAACATTCGTCTCGACAGCACGATTGCGAATAGCATTCAGAACAGAACGAAGTTCTTCACGACCCTTCTTGCCATTCGTGATTTCATTGTCCATGATGCCAGTCAATGAAACGCCAAGCAATCTTTCTTCATCACAGTTGTTTTTCCACGTATTGCGAAGATACTTGAAGTTGGTCAGCGTTGACTGCCATGTGCCAAGAATTGTTGCAAGCCGAATCTTGCGATGAAGATCAACTGATGTATCTGCAGCGCGAACAACAACCTCAGTCAGGTTGCAGAACTCGCGATTACGCAAAATGATCTCGGAGCATGGATTCGTACCAAAGTCAAAATCTGGATTGCGACGACCATACTTCTTGGCCTGATTCTGTGATGCTGTGCGCGAGAAGATTCCGCGCTCACCAGACTTGGACTCATACAACGCAAACCACTCCTTCATGAATACTGACATGTCTGGCTTACGCTTTGCAACGAATGAATTGTTGGCCAATGCTCTCTGTGCATTGTTTTCCCACCACATACCACTCTTTGCAGTACGCATACCATCATCAGACAGATCTGATAGTGAAATAAGTGCAGAACGACGAACGCCACCAACAACAACGATTTCTGCAATCTTACAAACAATATCGTGACATTCTAGTGAAGTTAGTTTTCTACCAGCGGCTTTACGGAACATCGATACACAGAATTTGAACAATGCAACTAGTGGTTCTGGTCCAGATGCACGGCCACCAAATACTTTGAGTGGAGCACCGGCAGGACGAACTTTTGATACATCCCACCGTGGAATTTGACCAGAATATAGTAGCTGAATTAGTTCTTTCAGTGCTTTAGCCCAACCTAGTTTAGAATCCGCAACAACAATTGTTGTGTCTGAATCATGGAACTCATCTGCAATAAATGGTAGTTGGTCTGTGTATTTCTGCTCAACAGAAAACCCTACACCTGTGCCGTTCATTAGAATGTATAGAATTTCATCAAATGAACGTGGTGAATCTACTGCGACGTAAGAGCAATTATATCCGGCAACATTCTCTCTCTTTAGTGCTTCACCAGCAGTCATTAGGCATCGCATTGATGGCATAATTTTTAGAGATAGAACAGCATCTTCTAGTTCTTTCCGCACACTTTTCTTTAGAGTAAATCCATTGTTTTCTTGTAGGTGTTCTTCAAAGAAATCAAAATATCGTGCCACAGTTTCTGGCCATGTTTCACGACGATTCTTATCAGGTAGCCAACGTGAATAACGTGATAGATGGATAAATTCTTGGTAAAGGGAAGGAAGATGATTTGACATATTATTACTCTCTTTCGTCGGTTGCGGATTTTAGAAATTTGAATTGATGACAAAGAATATACCAGCATTCTTTGGCAATTTCTTGATGTTCTTTCTGTGTGCCATTTTCCATTCGTAGTTGGCAATAATGAATCCAACTGCGAAGCGAACCAGCCATATAAATTCTACTTTTGGTATTCCCTTCTGGTAAAACTGCTCTGGCTTGTTCTTTTGCGATACCATTATCAATAGCCCATTGATATGCAAGACCTGCTTCATGAATAAGTTGCTCTTGCTTTACTTTCCATTGTTTCTGAAGAATTTCATCATCAGTTTCAATAGAATTTTGTCGGTTTTTTGTGTCTTGAAGTCGTGCTTCACGAACTGTAAATCCTAGTTGGGATGCATCAGCATAACGCTGACTAAATTCTTGGAATGAAAATGACCTGTGCCGTAGAATTTGTCTGGCAATATCGCGTGTGGTATTTATCTCCATGACAACTTGGACCATTTCAAAAATAGACCAGTGTTGATTCTTGATACAGTATTTCAGAAGTTTTTCTGATGTTTGTGTATTGGTTTGGTTCTTTGGATTTGATACACGAGCACAATATGCTATCAAATCTTCAGCAGAAGTCAATAGGTTTTCATTGGGTACAGGGTTAGTCATAGCAATCAATCTTACATTCATACTTTTCTCCATGCTTCAAAATTCAATTTGGCTTGTAGGTCTTGATACGTGTTACTATCTATAATGTGCATAATTTCACTTTGACTCATACCTCCCATTATCATTTCATTAATATCTTTTTGTTGTATGGTTTTTGGCCATATACAAACTTTATGATTCGTCTCGATAGATTTTTTGATTTGTTTTACAATTTCAGGATTTCTTGGTTCGTTGTCATGAACTAAAACATAATCATAATCTCCTAATACTCTGTTTATATTATACAATGAAGCATCCATAGTAGCAAGTGAATTGTTTAGAAACATAGAATCAATTGGGCCTTCTACTACATATATTGGTTTTGTTAAATCAACTTTATTCAGACCATATAACTTGGGCGTCTCATCAGATACTTTGATTGTAATATACTTGATACTAGATTTTGTGATAGTTCTTCCTTGCAGGCCCATAAGATTGTTATTCTCATCATAGAATGGTAGTACAATTCTTTTATCTGCTGAAATAAGTGTTTTCCCGTGGTTTGGAAAAGTCTCATCAATAAAAGACTTGAAGTCATCAGTGTAGTATATATCGCACATATTTTCTGGTGGTATTTTTCTCGCAAGAATATATTTCTTGGCATAGTGTGAGTTTGATAGTGAATCTATTGTTGGTAGGTTTATTTTTTTACTTTTGAATACAGGCTTTCCTGATACAGATGAAAAGTCTGGTTTGGCAACATTTGAGTGTGACTCACTTTTATATTTTTCAAGTTGATATTGACTATAAAGATGTGGGTCTATTGTCTTGATTAGGTTGCCAAGAGACATTGACGCACCGCAATTATGACATATGAAAGAAATATGGGTCTTCTTGTGGTATAGATACCCTCTAGCCTTGTTTTTGTTTTTACGGGAGTCGTTGCATAGAGGACACCGAAAATTCCACAGATTGTTATTTTTCTGTGTGAATTTTTCTAGTTTTGGTGAAAGCATAGAGATGTATTGTTTATCCACAAATACGGACATTTGCTGAAACTCCTCGAATAAAGAGTTCCATTATACACCACTACATATGGTGTGTCAACGAAATAATTTTGCTACGTCTATGAATTTTGCTAGGGCGAATGATGCAATACCTACAGCACCAATCACCATATATCTCCACTTGTTGATTTCAGAAATTTTGTTGGCCAAGTCTGCCTTCAGTTCTTGAATTTCGTTGAGAATTATTCGTTCGGTATTAGTGATTCTTTCGTGAAGGTCAGTAATATCTTTATTATGCTCTTTACGATGTTCGTCTATTGAGTGTTCTATTTCTTTGTTGAAATTTTCTTGTTGTTGAAATTTTTGTTCTTGCAAATAAACTATCCGTGAAATGTCTGATGCTACCCCTTGCATTTTATCTATCGTGTCATCAAACTTGCCATAGAGTTTAGACAAAAGTTCCACATCTTTTTTAAGTAATTGGATTTCTAATTTTGGGTCTAACTCATCGGCCATTTTATTATTCCTTATTTTTTATTTACCCATATAGGTTCGTTTTGTGGTCCTCTGTGCTCTGGATCGAGCATTGTCTGTGGAATTGCTTGTGATGCATAGTTTGTCAATGGGTCTAATTTAGGGTTAGCAGCCATCTTTGTTGTTGCGACAAATCCGC